CCGTACAGTGCTGACCAGGTCAATCCTCGACCATGCCATGATTACAAATAACCCTCGCTACACAGTAGTTAAAGGCGGTCTCACCAATCCTCGTGAGCTAATCGATAACCGTGTGGGCGGCATCGTGAACACTACCAGGCCAGATGCAATCTCACCGATGCTACAGGCTCCGCTGAACCCGTTCACGTTCCAGACCATTCAGATGCTGGATGAAGACAAAGAGGACACTACTGGTGTCTCCAAGATTTCCCAGGGCCTAAATAAAGATGCCATCTCAAAACAAAACTCAGCCGCCATGGTTGAGCAGCTGGCGACCATGTCTCAGCAGCGGCAGAAGATTATCGCCAGGAACTTTGCTAACCAATTCGTTAAGCCATTGTTCCAGGAGGTTTATCAGCTGGTCTGTGAGAACGAAAGCCAGGAGCGCATAGTCGAGCTATCAGGCGAGTACGTGGCCTGTGATCCTCGCAAGTGGCGAGAGAAGCGCGATGTCGTTACTGAAATGCACCTGGGCTACGGAGAGCAGGACCGAGAATCTCAAAAGTACCTGGCACTACACACGCTACTAAGTTCCGACCCTTCATTGTCCAAAATGTACCAGCCCCAGAATCAGTACGAGCTAATCTCTCGGACAATGGACATGACAGGTATCAAGGATGTCAGTGCATTCCTGACGAATCCACAAGAGTTGCCAGAAGAGCAGCCTGATCCCGCACAAGAGTTGCAGATGCAAATGATGCAAAAGCAGCTTGAAGTACAGGAACGTCAGACAGCAGTTGCTGAAATGAAAGCCCAGGTAGACGCTGAAATTAGCAAGATGAAACTTCAGTTGGAGAAAGCCAAGGTTGAAAACCAGCATGCTATCCAGAGCGACAACATGGACCTCAAAGAAGAGCAGCTACGCCACAAGAAAGAGATTGACGCTGCCGAAATGGTCCTGGCACAACGTGCTGAACAGATTACTGCCATTGCGAGCCCGAATGGTTAAACCCCTAGTCTTTTAAGGAGAGACGAATGACCGAAGAAGAAAAGATGGTCGCCATGGGGGATCACGCTGAAAACTTTCTACAGAGTGATTCCTTTAACGCCATTATCAATAGCCTGGTAGAACAATGCTTCCAAAGTTTTGCCTTCAGTAAGCCCGAAGATGAAGCTGTAAGGCAGCATGCCTACTACCAGTATTTAGCAGTAACAGAAATAGTCGACACCATTAAACAACGTGTCGCTGTACGTGATGAAATTAACAACAGAGCAAGCGACAGCCGCTCAGAAGAGGAATAGACCATGTCAATTGATAACGTCAATAATACTTCCGACTCTCCCCTGGCATCAGTAGACGATGCCGCAGAAGCTATACTTGGACAATGGGAAGACGCTGATGAATATCAGCTATCTGAAGATAGTCAAGAGGCTACAGATGAATCTACAGACGAGACTGACGTAGAGGAATCTGAAGAAACCGAAGATGAAACTGAAGACGAAGAATCTGATGAGGAAACTGAGGACCCTGACGAAGAATTAGAGGAAACCGAAGACAGTGACGAAGAGTCCGAGGACGATGATCAAGAAGTAGAAGAAGTTGATCTGTCCGATGACACCCTGGTCGAGATTACTGTCGATGGCGAATCTAAGCAGGCATCCATCAAGGACCTTAAAAGACTCTACGGTCAAGAAGCATCTTTAACACGTAAGTCTCAAGAAGCTGCATCACAACGTAAGTTGGCCGATGACCAGCTGCAAAAAGCCGATGCGTCATTACAAGCGATGCTCAGTCGAGCCCAGGAACGGTACAAGCCGTACTCTGAGGTCGACATGTTGGTTGCCAGTAAGCAGATGGATGCCGAGTCATTCACTGCCCTGAGAGCCGAAGCAAAGCAAGCTGAAGACGATCTTAAATTTCTAAGCGAAGAAGCCGACCAATTCTATTCGTTTGTCAAACAGCAGCAGGCTGAGTCAAAACAGTCTGAAGCTAAAGAGTGCATCAAGGTCCTCCAGAGAGAAATCCCTGATTGGAACAATGACCTCTATAACGACATACGAAGCTATGCAATTGGCCAGGGATTACCCGAAGAAGCAGTCAACCAATATAGCGATCCTAATGTGATCATGTTGCTGAACAAGGCACGATTGTTTGACCAAACCAAAAAGGTAGCCACTGCGAAAAAGGCTAAAGCGTCTAAGAAGATATTGAGATCGAAGAAGGCACCCCCCACCAAAGCTGACATAAAAGCCCAACGTCAAAAGAAGACCATGGACAAGCTCAGAAGCGGTGGCAATGACCTCGACAATATTGCAGATGCGATTATGGCTGGCTGGGAATGATGCTCTATTTTTATTTTAATTTTCTCATTTTCAAAAGGTAATAAATCATGGCTACATTAGTCTCATATGCAACTGTAGGATTGGCCGAAGACGTTAGCACCACCATTGCAAATATCTCGCCTAAGTAACTTGGGCCGTCTCAGAGTAATCTGGGATTGTAACTAGGAGAATTGCTGGAAAATCGTAGTAGCGTGGTAGCTGCCGACAATCAGCAGCCGAGCCCCATAACATGGGGAAGGTTCAACGACTATCCCGAAAGGGAGTACACTCAAGTGAGTGGAAGCACCTAGCCCCTCTTATATATAGAGAGGGTGAAGATATAGTCTGACCTGTATAGAAATATACAGCGGTCCCTCCAAGGGACGGGGCAGGAATTAACGACCCTGCTTGAACACAAGTGACCTCAACACCATTCACCTCTGCCATCAAGTCAGAGAAAGTATCAGCCCGTTCGTTTTCTTGGTTAGAAGATTCAATTCGTTCGGCTGGCGTAAATGCGCTTGTAGAAGGTGCAGACGCAGCAACTACTGCCATCGGTCAGCCAACTGAGCGGTCTAACAACACTCAGATCATCGGTGAAGCATTTAAAGTTGCTGCAACTGTTGACGCTGTTCAGACCCACGGTCGCGCTAAGGAGACCGCATACGCTCTGGCAAAAACTCTGAAGGCCATCAAGCTCGATCAAGAAAGAGCTTATGTGGGTGTCGACCAGGCAGCAGTACCTGGCACAGCATCCGCTGCTCGTAAAATGGCTTCTGCAACTCAGATGATTTCAACCACTCTGGATGCAGGCTCCAACGCTACTGATGCACTTACTGAAGCGAAAGTTTTAGCATTGCACCAGACGTGCTACGAGAACGGCTCTGATCCATCTGTACTGATGGTTAAGCCTGGCGATAGTTCAATCATTGCTGGTTTTGCTACAGCAGCGAACCGTCAGCGTGACTTCTCGCAAGATAAGACACTGACCAACGCGATTGAAGTGCTGGTGACTCCCTTCGGAACTTTGAAGGTTCAGATCAACAGAAATCTTCTTTCAACGCATGCTCTAATGATCGACCCATCAATGTGGAAGCAGTGTGTACTGCGTCCATACACTCGCACTTTGCTGGCTAAGAATGGCGACTCTGACACTCATTTCTGTGTTGGCGAAGTCAGCTTGAAGCATAGCAACTTCAGCGATGGTGGAATGATTACTGGTCTTTCTTGATCAGTAGTTAACTAATTGCGGCCAGAGTTATTACTACCAGGTTTCCGCTCTCCTTACTGGGAGTGGTGACTCTGGCTGCATTTTTATTTTATAAAGGAAGCAAAATGTCAGACCAAATTATTCACGATGTCCAGAACAAAGTGTTACGGGACAACGATCACGAAAACTTTAATATTGAAACCTCACAGTACATCTCACCTCAATTCATGGACCAACTAAAGCAACAACGAAGCAGCAGCCTGGGACAAACTGAGGGCGAGTACATGTCTGTCGCCAGGGTACCAGTAGCGGTCCACGAACAATGGCTACGCGAAGGTTTCGACATGATGCAGGAACCTGCACACACAATAGTCGCCAGACTAAAGCAGCAAAACCTGGACGGCTTTTTGACCACAAAGAAAAAGGTATAACGAATGAATCTCGGCAATATACGTATCCACTTTAAGGCCCTGCTTAATCGCAGCGACATCACCGATGCACTTGCAGATACCTTTATTGACCAGGGTATTGCCAGGGTCCAGCGTTCCCTGCGTATACCATCGATGGAGAAGCAGTATAACTACAGCATCACATCGCCAACGACTTCTGTGGTCCTGCCCAATGATTTCCTGGAGGCTATCTCCCTGTACTTCGATGGTCGGCAGCTGGCCAAGGTAACACTCCCAGAAATCCTAGAGAGACAGCAGAACGGTGAGCAGGGTTCCCCTTTGTACTTTTGTCGCCAGGGAGGTACCTACCTTATTAGCCCGTCCCCATCGTCAGGAACTTTGAGCCTGGACTACTATGCTCAGTTTATCGACATGACAGCGGACAGCGACGAGAACATCCTGGCACAGGTTGCTAGTGATCTAATTATTTATGCTGCACTGACCTACGCCAGCGATTACTACATCGATGAGCGGTCACCAGTATTCGAGGGTAAGTTCACCCAGTTTATGGCCGAGATTCAAGAGCAGTCTAATGACGCTGAAACCTCCGGCAACATGCAAACCATCCGTCCTTCGTACCAACTCTAACCTGGAGCAACAATGGCTACTTCTTCCTTTTACTCAAGTACCGGCCCAGCTGCTGAAGATGTAACTGCACTCCAGGGTTACAAGGACCAGGCAGCAGACTCGGCAGCCGCTGCGGCAGACTCAGAAACAAATGCAGCAGATTCTCAGTCATTAGCAGCAACAGAAAATTCAGAAGCCCAGGCTGCTAAGGTTGCAGCTGAGGCAGCAAGAGATGCTGCCCTGGTAAGTCGGAATGCAGCCGATGGGTTTCAAGCTACGGCATCTAGTGCGGCTTCAACTTCAGCGACACAGGCAGGGACCGCTTCCACCAAAGCAAACGAAGCGTCCATCTCTGAAGGAAATGCATCTACTTTTGCTACTAACGCATCCAACAGTGCAGACTCAGCAGGTAATGCACAGACTGCCGCAGAAGCTGCAAGAGATGCTGCCCTGGCAGCTTTTGATTCTTTCGATGACAGATACCTGGGACAGAAGTCCAGCGACCCTACAGTTGACAACGATGGTGATGCCCTGGTCGCAGGTACCTTGTATTTCAACACCACTACCGATGACATGAAGGTTTACGAAGGGTCTGTGTGGGTTAATGCCTATGGAAACCTTACCGATGCTTTAGCAAAAGCAAATAACCTGTCTGACCTGGTTAATGCAGGAACCGCCAGGACAAACTTAGGTTTAGGTACAGCAGCAACTACAGCTGCCAGTGATTACGCTACTGCGGCACAAGCTGACCAGACTGTCGCACTAACAGGGGCGGGTGCTACTAGCATCTCTGGAACATACCCTAACTTCACGATCACA